AACACTTAACTGCTTCAATGGTTGAGCTTGGTAAGGCTAGGTATAGGAACGCTAAGAAGTTACGGACACAGAACCAGTTATCATCCGAGACTCCTGCTTATAAAAGACTAGCCGATCAGATGCACGGAGATGTTGTTCGTGTGATAGCTAAGTTCTTTGATGACTGCTCACAAGTTCACGCACCTTGTCCTGTTTGGTTACCTTTAGTTTGGGAATTAGAACCTGATGAAGTAGCTTTGTTAGCAATTAAAAAATCATTTGATTTACTGGATGGTAACGATATGACCTTTGCATATGTTGCATTTGAATTAGCTAAAGCGATAGAGGATGAAGTACGAGTCCGTTACTTTAAGGAGTATGTAGATAAGAACACTTGGAAACTATTACAAAGGGACAGGAAAAATGTCCGTAGTAGACAGCAGTATATGTCCAAGTTCTGGGACAGAGAAAAGAACTTACACTCTAAGGGTAGGTACGAACGATTTACCTTGTGGACACAGACGAACAAAGGAAAGATTGGTGCTTGGTTGTTAGAGATTATTCGTATGCAAACAAACTTATTCACATTGAAGAGTACATTGACTAGGAAGGGAGCAACAATAAAAAAGATTGCACCTAATCCTAAGCTACAGGAATGGGTCAGGCAATTCGATGAGAACAGTGAAGCACTCCGTCCATTTTGGTTAGCTACTCCTGAAGAACCTGTCAAGTGGGAGAGTAATTACGGAGGTGGATACCTGAGTGATGAGTTACCTGTCCTTCCTATTATGAAGAATGCTTTTGACTTACGGAACAGAGACTTGAGTAAGTTATATGAACCACTTAACCGACTGCAAGAAGTACCTTATAGAATAAACAAGAAGGTGTACGAGATAATGCAGTGGGCATGGGAAGGAGATGTATCAATAGGTACTATGGAAAAGAGAGACCTGTTACCTGTCCTTGAACCCATTGAGAACCTCAAACAAACAGACCCTGAAGCATTCATTGCTTGGAAAAGAGAAGCAAAGTATGTACACGATTGGAACTTAGAGACCAGTGGTAGAAGGATGAGATCACTACGAGTTATGTATGTTGCAAAGATGTACGCACAGCTTGAGAAGTTTTACTTTCCAGTACAGGTAGACTACCGAGGTAGAGTGTATAGTGTACCATCCTTTGTTGATCCACAGAGCTGTGACTTAGGACGGAGTTGCTTGGAGTTCCACCGAGGTGTACCAATTAAGTGTGAGGAAGATGCTAAGTGGTTAAAGATACACGGTGCTAATGTATGGGGGAGAAAGGGTGAGTTCAAAGAACGCATAGCTTGGATAGAACAGAACACAAAAGAGATCATTAGGATAGCTGAAGACCCTAGAACATACAAGCTATGGCAAGATGCGTCTGAACCGTGGGCTTTCCTGGCTTTTTGTTTTGAATATGCAGGGTATAAGAAGGAGGGGTATGGATTTGTTACTCACCTACCTTGTCGAATGGATGCTAGTTGTAATGGTGTACAGATACTATCTTTATTGTTACGAGATGAGAAGATAGGCAAGCTGACTAACCTAGTACCTGACCTACCACCACAGGATGTATATCAGCACATCGCAGACCGAGTGAACGAGACCCTGCACAAACAAAAGAGTAAGAATAGCTTGGCAGGAGACTGGTTAAAGTGGGGGATAAATAGAAAGTATACCAAGACAATAGTAATGACTAAACCTTTTGGTATGAATGGATACACTAGTACCTTTGAGTTGGAGAATGTATTCCTAAAGGAGATAAAGAATGGCAGGAGTAATCCGTTCAGTAAGAGTGAATACTTAGAGGCTTTACTTTACCTGTCCACTATTGTTAACAAGCAAACTAATATTGTACTAGAGAACCACATCAACTTTATGAAGTGGATCAAAGCACAAGTCCTTACCTGTCAAGATACCTTGAAGTGGGAGACACCATTTGGTATTGAGATTCAACAACACATTTACGAGTCCGTACAGATTGGATTGGTATCTGTGTTAGGAATGGAAAAGACTACACTGAACTATCGAAAGAACAAAGATATAGTTGATCCAAAAAGACAAGCTAAAGCAGTGGTTGCCAACTACATACACAGTATTGATGCAAGTGTGGTACATTTTTTAGCTTGCAAATCTGATTATGATGTAACAACTATACATGATTGCTTTGCTACGCAGAGTCCACACGCACCGAAGATGCACAAAGATTTAAGAGAGATTTACCAAAACATATTTAATCAAGACCTCACAGGAAAGTTCAAGAGTGAGTTATTGAATCAATCAGGGAACACCGAAGTGACAGACAGCTTTGAACTTGGCACACTAGATGTGTCGGCACTAAACGACTGCACTTATATGTTCTCTTAATTAATAAAAAAAAGGAGAGATAACATGGCGAATACAACGAGAGATAAACAGGAAGCATTCACAACACCGATAGGTATTGCACAGTACCCTTGGGTTAACACACCAAGTACAAAGTTTGTACCAGAAGGTGAGTTTAGTTGTGGTCTTACATTAACAAAGGAAGAAGGAGATGCAATCATCCTTAAACTTACACCTCTTCTTGAGGAAGCTAACGCAGAGAAAGCTAAGGAGTTAGGTAAGAAGGTAAAGACATACGAGTTACCTTTGGAGTTGGATGGTGATACATATAAGTTAAAGAGTAAGTTAAAACCAGTGAATGGTACAAGGAAAGACGGTACTAGTTACACTCGATCACTTGGATTGTTTGATTCAAAGGGAAACCCTTGGGATAAATCAGTCATTATTAGAGGTGGTTCAAAGGTACGGTTAAACTTGCGTCCGAAGGTCTGGTTTGCACCGTTACTTGGAGTGGGTATCACATTGGAGATCATGGCTTTACAAGTCATTGAGTTAGCAGAGGGTGGACTATCCGAGCAAGCTGCTGAAAGCTTTGGTTTTACTGAAGTTGAAGGTGGGTATGTTAACGGAGGTGAAACACTTGACCAAGCACTCGATGTCGAAGACGAAGAAGAAATTAAAGCAGACTTTTAGGTCTGGATTTGAAGAGAGAATAGCATCACAGCTTAGACGAAATGGTATAAAGTATTCTTACGAGTCGTTAGTCATTGAGTACGAGCGACTGAGTACATATACTCCTGACTTCATCCTCCCCAACGGAATCATTATTGAAACCAAGGGGAGGTGGGTCTCGGAGGACAGGACAAAACATCTGTTAGTAAAGCAACAACATCCTGACTTAGACATTAGGTTGTTATTTCAGAATGCTTACAACAAGATTCGTAAGGGTAGTAAGACAACCTATGCAATGTGGTGTGAAAAGAAAGGAATATTATATGCACATAAACAAATACCAAAGTCATGGCTTTCACTAGAACGCATCAGCAGTGTTCAAAATGTGGATCGAGTGACGGTCTCAGTATCAACGAAGACGGAAGCACAAAATGTTTCGTCTGTGATACATACAGTAGAGGCAAACAACTAACTACAACAATGACACAACCAACAACCAACACCTCATTCATCACTGGAAAAGCACAGGAGATTGCAAGGAGGAACTTAACTAAGGAGACCTGTCAGAAATGGGGGTATCACATTGGAACACACAACGGAGAACCAGTACACATTGCTAACTACAAGAGTAGGAATGGAGCACTTGTCGCACAGAAACTACGATTCAGTAACAAAACTTTTTCTATTAAAGGAGAGCTGTATGGGTTATATGGACAGCACCTTTGGAGTAGTGGTGGAAGAAGAGTAGTGGTATGTGAAGGTGAGATCGATGCACTATCTGTTAGTCAGGCATTCGGAAACAAATGGGCAGTAGTATCTGTACCTAACGGAGCAGGTGGAGCAAAGAAGTATGTGGAACAAGCTATTGATTGGTTAGAGTCCTTTGAAAAGGTAATCTTCTGCTTTGATAATGATGATCCAGGACGAGACGGAGCTGCAAAATGTGCAGCCCTACTGACTCCTGGCAAAGCACACATTGCAGAACTACCTTTGAAGGATGCTAATGATATGTTAGTGGCAAAGCGTAGCGAGGAGATGGTGAATTGTCTGTGGCAAGCGAGAGAGTACAGACCTGATGGGATAGTAAGTGGAGAGGATATATGGCAAGCTGTTATAAAGGAGGATACTTCTGAATGTCAGCCTTATCCGTATGCTTCACTTAATAACATGACACATGGACTGAGGAGAGGGGAGTTGGTGACACTTTGTGCTGGATCAGGGATAGGTAAGTCCTTGTTCTGTCGTGAAGTTTGTCACCATCTTCTCAGCCTTGGTGAGACGGTAGGTTATATCGCACTGGAAGAATCAGTCAGAAGAACTGCACTTGGTATCATGGGCATCCATCTGAATAAACCATTGCACTTAGAGAATGACTTGAAGGAAGAGGAGTTACGCAAAGCATTCGATGAGACAATGGGTAACAAGAACTTCTATACCTATGACCACTTCGGAAGTACGGAGAGTGATAACCTGTTAAGTAAGATCAAGTACCTGTGCAAAGGATTAGGATGTAAGTGGATATTCCTTGACCATCTATCTATTGTAGTTAGTGGTATTCAAGGAGATGATGAACGACGGTTAATTGATAATACGATGACACAACTGAGGAGCTTAGTAGAAGAGACAGGATGTGGAATGGTACTTGTGTCACACCTTAGAAGACCACCGAATGGTGGAGGACATGAAGAGGGTGGAGTCACTAGGTTATCTGACCTGAGAGGTAGTCATTCGATACCACAACTCAGTGATATGGTAATAGGATTGGAGAGACATCAACAAAAAGAAGACAATAACGAAACAAAAGTAAGGGTCTTAAAGAATAGATTCTCAGGTGAGACTGGGCTTGCTACTACCTTGTTATACGATCAAGACAGTGGTAGGTACACGGAAGATGAGAATGTATTCAAAGACAAAACAACAACAACAACCAACAGCGGAGCGAGTCCGTTTTAATAATATGAAAATAAAATTAGGAAATGAAATATTCCCAACCAAAGTAAGTATCATAGGTTATCTTTCTAAACACTTACAAAACGCTGAGTTAGGAGATACTATTAAAGAGGGAGAAGAATTATATTGGGTTCTAAAAGATTTATTATATAAGCACCCTAACAGCGATAAGAAAATAGGAGTAGGACTAAGGAACTTTTTTGTAGGCGAACCTCCTGTTTATCCTGGTCGTTGTTTTTATATCAGACGCACTGACGGAAGCGTTGAAGATTTCTCCACTAAAAAACCTATAAACCAATTATGAAAATACTATTCTTTGATATAGAAACAAATGGCATTGAGGACTTCACTAATCTGAGTGACCTAAAGGTCTGTCATTGCTTATCCATATACGATCCAATAGCAGGTAAGATGATTACCTTTAGTGGAGATGGGATAAAGGAAGGAACAAGGATGTTAGCAAAAGCTGACAAGATTGTAGGACATAACATCGTAGGCTTTGACCTACCTGCATTAGCTAAGTTATACAACTTCCATCCACCGTTAGTACAAGTACAGGATACATTGATTATGTCTCGTGTTATATACCCTGACCTTAGAGAGGATGACTTCAAGCGAAAGGACTTTGATCCTAAGATGATTGGTAGTCATAGCTTGAAAGCATGGGGACACAGGATGGGTAAGATGTTAAAGCTTACATACGGAGAGAACGAGGATGCTTGGGATAGCTACAATGAAGAGATGAAGAAGTATTGTGAACGAGATGTCCTTGTTACTAAGACCTTGTACGAACACTTCCTTAGTAAAGAACCCAGTAAGAAGATGGTGGATATAGAACATTGGTTCGCTTACATCATTCGCTTACAAGAACAAGCAGGGTTTGGGTTTGATATAGCAGCAGCAGAAGCGTTAGAACAAAAGCTGAATGTCACACGAGCTAGGTTACAAGACAAACTACAAACTATGTTTGAACCTACAGTTAAGAAGATGAAGACTCCGAAGGGATACACATTAACTGTTGAACAAAAGGATGGAGTGGAAGTAATTAACGCACCTACCAAAGCAAAGTTAAAAGCTATTCTTAAAGAGAGGGGCATGGTACAGAACCTAGTTAACAAAGCTGAAGCACTTGATGTAAAGGAGGAGATCATACCGTTCAACCCTGGTAGTAGGAAGCAGATCAAGGAACGCTTTGAAGAACTAGGGTTTGAGATACCTGTCAGTGAGGATGGTAAGACAATCAAGGTAGATGAATCTACTCTTAAAAAGATAAACCACCCAGCTGCCGAGCTTCTGCTCGAATATTTGTTAGTCGTAAAAAGACTAGGAGCATTGGCGGAGGGCGAGAATGGGTGGCTTAAACTAGTTAAAGATAAGAGGCTACACGGACGAGTCAATACAAACGGTGCAGTGACAGGTAGATGTACACATTCCAAACCTAACCTAGCACAAGTACCTGCCACTAGAGCAGAGTATGGAGAGGAGTGTAGAAGTTTATTCATTCCACTTAACGGTAATGTATTAGTAGGTGTTGATGCTAGTGGACTTGAGTTAAGAATGCTTGCACATTACCTAGCTAATTGGGACAAGGGTGAGTACGCTAGGAATATATTGGAAGGAGATATACACACTGTTAATCAGAAAGCAGCTAACCTAAAAACCAGAGACCAAGCAAAGACATTCATCTATGGATTCCTTTACGGTGCTGGACCAGCTAAGATAGGAGAGATTGTAGGTGGTGGTTCAAAGGAGGGGGCAATCTTAAAGAAGAAGTTCCTGTCTAACTCACCTGCGTTAAAGATACTGAAGCTCAGGATAGAGGAGAAAGTAAAACGATCTGCTTGTTTAATAGGACTAGATGGTAGAGTATTACCAGTCAGATCAGAACACGCTGCACTTAATATGTTACTTCAATCAGCAGGTGCTGTGGTTATGAAGGTAGCTTTGATTAGCTTACACCGTAGATTAAATGAGTTAGGTTGGGAACACGGTAGAGAGTACACCTTTGTGGGTAACATACACGATGAGTTCCAAGCTGAAGTTAAACCTGACCTAGCTGAGACATACGGACAGTTAGCTGTGCAAGCAATCAAACAAGCAGGTAAAGACTTGAAGTTACTCTGTCCAATGGATGGTGAATACAAGATAGGTAAGTCATGGGCAGAGACACACTAAGATGAAAACGGAAACTTGTAATATCTGCAAAGAGACTATGCTCATAACGGAAATGATTAAAGATAAAAAATCAAAAACAGGTTATGGGAAAAGATGCAAGAATTGCAGAAGAGAGCAACAACGAAGACGCATCGAAGAAAACCCTGAGCATTACGAAGCGATATGGAGGAGACAACATCTTAAAAATAGATATGGTATAACTCCTGAAGATTACGAAGCAATGTTATCAAATCAGAAGGGAAAGTGTGCTATATGTGATCGGCAGGGACAAAGTCCAGGTAATAAAAGACTTTTAGATGTAGACCATTGTCATAAGACAGGGAAGATAAGAGGTCTGTTATGTAACCGATGTAATCAATCAATGGGTAAAGTTAAAGATGATATAGATTTGTTAAAGAAGTTCCTAGCTTACCTAATCGGATGGGAAAGAAGACATGACATCGGAACTTGAACACGATTACTACTTGAAGGTTGCAGAATTGTACGATACAGTTGACCTTACATATCCTATGCCATCCTCTAAGACCCA